TACGCATCTGCCCGATACCTACGAAACACAGACAAGGAGTTTGCGCGGAACTACAAGAGAGAAAAGAAAGCCAATCATATCCCTAAACATAATCATAATCATAACCATAACCAGAACCATCATATGGCACCAGATGAGGAGGCAATTTATAACGCGTTGCGTCGCGATTGCCACCCGAAAAATTGAACCGTATTTATAAATATAAATACGATAGAACGAGACCATCAAGACAAACATAAAATCAATCATGTTTCTCTATCAGATTCCAAACGTGTCTTCCGCAACGGTCATCAAGCGCCCGTCCAAGACGTGCAAAACTCCTTACGTGGCAGATGTCCAATTCGAAAACGACGAAATCACCCACATGGCCCACACCGCATGCTTGGGGTGCGGTGGACTCGTGGACGCGGGGAAGGAAATCGTGATGAAAGAGGTGAGCAACACAAAAAATGTGTGTAAGTATCGCGTATCCTTCGCAAAGGTCCACGAGCGAGGCGTGGAGCACATTGTCGGGGTCGACCCCAAGTTGGCGGAAGATATGGTGGAAGTCGCACTTCGAAAGAACTACATAACATCATTGAAAGATGTGAAAGAATACCAAAGAGAGAAAAAGTTCCTTAACTCAAGATTCGACTATTGTGGTGTCGATGCCAACAACGTGCCATTTATTATGGAGGTCAAGAACGTGCCGCTCGCGGATTATGTGGATTGTTTAGCCAAGGAAAAAAAGGGATTGGACTTCAGTGATCGCCACGTGTGTAGCAAAATCGCATACTTCCCCGATGGCTATCGAAAGAAGCAAACGGACACGGTCAGCCCACGTGCATTAAAGCACATTACCGAACTTACCGAGATTGCCTTAGATCCTGAAAAATCGGTGCGAACTATCATGTGCTATGTGGTGCAACGTCGCGATGCGATGTGCTTCCAAGCATCGAATGTTGACCCCATTTACAAAGCGGCGTTCCATAAAGCCCATCAAAGCGGCGTCGAGATTATTGTCCTACAAATCGGATGGAACGCAGACGGAACCGGCGAGTTCATTCGAGACGACCTTCCAATCAACTTCGAGTAATCCATACATAAGATTATAACCCCAAATATATAACCCCAAATATATAATATGAAGACATGTTGCCTTCATAATACGCGTTCCAAATCGTGTGTCAGGAAACAAGATACAAAAGTGTTCCAATTACCCCGTCGTTTTACCAGAAAGCGTTGCCTTCGCGGACCCGTCAAAGGATTTACGATGCGGTCTTCGTGTGCCCCTTACAAATACTGCAAAAAGAAGAGTTCAAAACGTAAACACACAAAGAAAAGGAGGGTAAATAATTAACTATTTTTTACCCTTACGAACCTTCTTGGTCTTCTTTGCTCCTTTTGATTTCTTTTTCGCACCATTAAACCTTGTTTTCGCACCATCAAACTTCTTTTTCAAAGTTTTCAAAGTTCTGGCCTTCTTGGGTTTCGCCACACCTTTTGTGCTTTTTGCCAAAGCATTTTGTAAGCGAGTTTCTAGACTCAGTCGGTGGCTAGGTTGCGCAAACATGCGCTGAATATCCTCATTGGTCAGTGTTGCCTCAAATCTCGTTCCGTTCCTATGCCCTTTTATATCTAGCGTGCTTCCATCGTAATGCGTCAACGCGCCTTCATCGCGCACCATATTTCCATTTATCATTTCTTTCGTCGCAGTAGCAGTAGTGATAAATGATTGATTCATATTCTTACATATACCAATCATTTTTATACAACAAATATATTGCCTTTTTTTAGTATGCTTACAACAAAGATGAAAACAAAAAAATTGAATAGTTTCGTACCCTTCGCAACGAACTCACAAAAGAAAACGATGAAACGCAACCGCAAACTTCGCGTGGTGAAGAGTTTAAAGCGAAAGCCACCAATTCCTTCAACAAGCAAGGTGATGAATACAAGAAAGAACGAACAATTCGTCGAAGCACTCAGTGAACTGGCCGAAATCATGATTCGTAAAGGAGAACCGTTTCGTGCAAAAGCCTACAAAAGTGCTGCCGAAACAATCATGCAGCATACAGAAAGCATCACTAATCCCGACGAATTGAAAAGCCTTAAGCATATTGGAAAGACGATTCTCGCCAAACTTCACGAGTTACAAGCGACGGGAAAGATTCAAGCCCTGGAACGGGAACGCAGCGACCCCTTAAATCAACTGACACGAGTGTATGGAATCGGTCCCAAAAAGGCGCAAGAGTTCGTGAAAAACGGCATGCTTACCATCGAAGACCTCCGTAATAACCAAGAACTCCTTACCATCAATATGAAACTTGGTCTCAAATACTTTGATGATATTGAATCGCGGATTCCTCGCACCGAGATTGATGAATACAAGGGCATGCTTACCAAAACGTTCGCAGAATGCGGAGCTCCTCCAAATACCACATTTGACATCGTAGGGTCCTACCGACGAGGAAACGAAGCATCCGGTGACATCGACATCATTATTACGAACGCGTCAAACGATAAGTCCGGATACAACGCGTTATTGGACGCGCTCCTCCAGAAGGGAACTATTTTGGAAACCCTTTCGCGTGGAACCACCAAGAGCATGACAATCGCGCGCTTGACACCAACCAGCACAGCCCGCCGCCTTGATTTCCTCTATGCGCCTCCGGATGAATACGCGTTTGCGCTCCTCTACTTCACCGGCAGCAAGACGTTCAACACAATCCAACGACAGCGTGCCTTAGACCGCGGGTTCAGTTTGAACGAGCACGGACTCTACAAAATGGAGAACCGAAAAAAAAGCACTACGAAACTGAATCAATCATTCCCCACCGAGGCATCCATCTTCGAATTCCTTGAGATGGAGTATCGTGAGCCCCACGAGCGCATTGATGCGCGCTCTGTGGGCGAAAGCGTCTCTCCGTTGTTGGAAAAGTTCCGGACGCAAGGGAAAGAGGCGCTCGATGTGCTCACGGAAAATCAACTAAACCACATGATTCGCAAAGCAAATGAGAGTTATCACGGAACAACAACACCGCTCTTTACGGACGCCGAATACGACATTTTGTGCGAGACAACGGCCGCACGATTTCCACACAATCAGGTGGTTCATGAAGGCCACACAAATACCAACATTGAAGTCATGAAAAATAAGACGACCCTACCTTATGAAATGTGGTCGATGGACAAAATAAAACCAAACACGCAAGCGCTCGAGAAGTGGAAGCGCACCTATAAGGGTCCGTATGTGCTGTCATGTAAGCTCGATGGGGTTAGCGGACTTTACACATCGGAAACAGAGGAGGATACATCCAAATCGTCCAAATCCCCCAAATTATACACGCGAGGAAACGGGATTGTCGGACAGGACGTGTCCCACTTGATTCCGTATCTGAAGCTACCGACCACCAAAGGGGTCGTTCTACGAGGTGAGTTTATTATCTCCAAGTCCACATTTCAAACCAAATACGCCGACAAGTTTGCAAATCCGCGAAACTTCGTGGCCGGCGTGGTGAACCAAAAAAAGGTGGATCCGGACAAGTTCAAGGATATTGACTTTGTTTGTTATGAGGTAATCCAGCCACCACTGAAACCATCGGAGCAAATGGCATTTCTCTCCACGATGGATTCTACAAAGATGATTCCTGTGAAGCACACAACCCAACCTATCTCAATGGAGACGCTTACGAACGACTATCTTGCGAGCACGCTCCAAGAGTGGCGAACCAATTATGAATACGAGATTGACGGTGTGATCTGTAGCGACGACCAAATCTACCCGCGAACCAAGGGAAACCCGGCACACTCCTTTGCCTTCAAGATGATGTTGTCCGAGCAAATGGTAGAGGCAAAAGTGGTGAATGTCCACTGGGCGGCCAGTAAGGATGGGTACCTCAAACCACGCGTCCAAATAGAACCAATCGTCTTGGGCGGCGTGCGCATCGAATACGCTACCGGATTCAACGCAAAATTCGTCCATGACCAAGGCATCAACGCGGGCGCAATCGTGCGCATCATTCGCTCGGGTGATGTCATACCACATATTGTGGAGGTGGTCGAACCCGCAACCACGCCAGGAATGCCCACCATAGATTACGAGTGGAACCAAACGGGCGTGGATATTGTCCTGAAAAATCCAGAAGATGACGCGATGGTGAGAGAGAAAACCATTGCCGGATTCTTTCGGAACATTGGTGTGGACGGATTGAGCACGGGACACACTCGCAAGTTGATCGAGGCAGGGTTTGACACGATACCCAAGATAATCAGCATGGGCCAAGACGATTTCCTCAATGTGGATGGGTTCAAAGAGAAGCTTGCCACTAAAATTCGCACGGGCATTGAAACGAAACTCGAGGCAGCATCGCTTGCGGAGCTCATGCACGCCACCAACATATTTGGACGCGGATTTGGAGTAAAGCGACTCCAAGCAATTCTGGACGCGGAACCAACAATAGTAACGCAACTGAGTGACAACAATGACCAAAACCATAATGACATAGTGTCCAGGTTACAAAGCATCCCAGGAATGGCCGTAAAAACATCCTCCCAATTTGGTAAACATCTTCCCACATTCATTGCGTGGATGAAGAATGCCGGACTCGAAGCAAAACTTAATACTGCTGTAAACAATAAAAATACAAATACAAATACAAAGACAGACACTAAGAAAAATAAAGATGACCCTATTTACGGAAAGAAATATGTGATTACAGGATTTCGAGATAAGGAACTAGTGAAGAAGTTGACCGAAATGGGTGCCATAAATACTACCTCCGTGAGTAAGAACACCGACTTCGTAGTAGTAAAAACTCACGCCGAGAGCACAGGAAAGGCAGAAGAAGCACGCGCGCTTGGTATCAAACTCATGATCCCATCCGAACTGATGAAATAAGAAAATAAGAAATATATGATTTCTAATTTTTTTGTCATTTTTGTCATTTTTGTCATTTTTGTCATTTTTGTATAATATAATTCATTTCTCTCTTGCTTTTCTCGTTTACTCGTCATCACCAATACATCCACCAACTCCAATGTGAGCCAGTTGATTTGCGAGGCCTTGACGACAGCCAAGACATTCACTCGAGCAGGCAAGTTCATAGAAGTGTAATGAGGTGGTCTCGAATCCTTGTCCACCTGGAGCAAATCTTTGTTCGATCCACATACGCGTGTATGAAACCAGTCTTCGTTTCAGTGTCGGAAGCGCCCACATCTCCACGACAGCGCGCGCCAGCACCGTATTGCACAGAGGTCGGAAGACAAACGTGTAAAATCCGCGGTGACTACCTAGTCCGTTAAACTTCGCATGCTCACGCTTCAACTCTTCGGAAATGATGCGCTCCAAGACCTGTTTCCAGTCTGGATTGTGTCGCCTCAGCGTTTCGAATGTAACGCGTGTGGCGTTGCTTGCGGCAATGCGCAGCAAGGTGGCATCGTCCGTCTTGTTTCCTCGTTGAATAGCATTTGAAAACCCTCCAATATCATTGAGTGTTTGTATGTTTGTAGCCAGTTGCCGATTTGACTCGAAGGTATTTTCTTGAGAATGTAATTCTTTGCAAAACCAACTGTTTGAAACAGCTATTTTTGCCTCTTCCATCGAAACGTTCTGACTTTCATAGCTTGGTTCGGACATGATGCTTGGTAGATAGTCTTTTTGTGTCTTGTCATCCTAGAGAGAAAAATGGTTCAATTTTTTACAGAGACACAACACGTATACTCTTCGTTTGCTGATTCGAAACCCGACGAATCTAGAATTCTTTTGTAACTAGTATGTATATGCCAAGCGTGCCCCTTCGCTACGTGCCTTCCACCTTGTCGCCACAAGACAAAAAGGCACAGGCTAAGTATTTGAAACGTTCACGAAAAGCCTATCGAAAGGGAGAAGGTTCGAAAAAGTATCAGACTCGGAAAAAAGTAAAATCGTTCAAATCCAAAGAATCACCGCACATTGCGAGGGCGCGGAATATGTTTAAGGTGCCAGTCATTAAACCATCGCGAGAACTGGCCCGCGCCACGAAATGTAGTTTGAAGGGTTTGAAACGTATTGCCAGCAAGGGACAAGGCGCATATTTTTCGAGCGGAAGCCGACCGAATCAAACAGCTCATTCGTGGGGATACGCGCGCCTAGCAAGCGCGATTACCGGCGGCAAAGCGTCGGCAGTCGATTACCACATCATCGAAAAGGAGTGTAGAAAAACAAGCAAAGTGGTTCGGCTTGCGCGTAAAGCCCGTCAAACATACAAGAATGGTCTCAGACGTGTGAGGCAAGTTAAAATTTGAATTCTAGTGCTTCTTGTGCTTCGATGTAACGACGCCCAGGTGCTCCTTTGACTCATCCACGTCGTACATGTAGATCTTGGCAAGAACCTCAAATATTTGTGTGGGCACATCCGATGCAAACGACTCCATGTTGCGGTTCTCGCGATTGCTCTGATCATATTGACTTGCCCGTTGCTTGTTGCTTAATAGTATAGTGCTTGGACGCATTCTATTTGAATTTTTTCTCTCTGACATCTACCTCTATATCTTAACGACTTGCATTAGTTCATCACAGGGGTTTTTCTCTCTGAATCCCATTCACCAACCTCTTTTAATGTCATTGTCGTATCGTTATATTCAAATAGAATATTATTCGTATCAATGTATAAGTCATCTCTAACCTGTGTTAGTTCATCTGGATATATTTCAAGTCCATCCAAATACATAACATCTGGAAGTGTCCGTTTTTTAAGTTCTCTGATTTTAGGGCGGCGTCCTTTCAATGGTGTACGCGATTTAGGTGTCAATGGTGTACGCGATTTGGGTGTCAATGGTGTACGCGATTTGGGTGATGATTTCACCGATTTTGGCAGTGTCGGCGGTTGTGGTGGAGTTTGTGCTCGTTGCGGCGGCGGTGGTGGCGGTGACGGCGGAGGA